CTTCCGATCTGTGTTCTCTTGCGCACAAAAAAACCCCCACCCTTCGAATAATTACACTTTGAACAACTTGCAACTAAATTATCATCGGTATCTAATCCACCTAAGCGTCTAGGTATTACATGATCGACAGTATCAGCTTCCTGTCCACAGTAATTGCATGTGTATTGATCGCGTCTAAGTATTCGCTCTCTTATCTTACGCCAATGCCTAGTGCTACCACTATCTCTTAACGCTGACTTACCCATCAATACCAACCCTTAGCTTTATGGTGTGCGAGCGCAGTGCAAGCACATCCATCATACCTTGCATTTATGTACTTCAATCCATTATCAATCTGTTTAATTGGATCTTTCTCTTTACTCTTAAGTATTTGGAATAGACCATATGCACTTGACTTAGGATTCTTGGCTTTGTAGTTCCATCTTGATTCTTTATATACAATCTCATCTAAACAGTAAAACTGTTCAAAGTTGTAATTCATCTTATGGAATGTAATTTGTTTTAATGTATTAACTTTTATTGTTTGAGATTCAGCTCTTTCAAGGCCAACAATTTGTGCTACAAATAGAGCGAGCCCAACTAGCGTGCACCTTGCGAGCTTACCGCAGCGCGGCTCGCCTTTTCGCCTTGAGGGCGAATGCGTCCTAGAGCGTATCATATGTGTCAATACCTACCTAACAAAACCGCAGGTCAGACGGCATGTCGTAATCCGTAAATCATCCGTGTCGATCCATTGTTCATCATAGCCAGCAATCATTTAGATTTACCTGCCCATCCATCACCTTTGAAAACTAAGCCCGGTGCTGAGTACAACCTATTCATCGCAATCTTGCATTTAGGGCAATCCATACCCGGATCATCCTCTTTGTAAGTCCTATGGACAGATCCAAAGGTTCCGCATTCTCTACAGCTGTATTCGTATGTTGGCATTATTTAGCTCCAATCAACTCGCATGTGTGGCACGCTTTGGCTGCAAACTTCCACATACCACACTTATCACATCTAGCAATATCTGAGTCAGGAACATTTAATGCTTCAACGACATTCTTGACCCCTACGCATCCGCAATCCATACATTCATATAACTTAAAACCATCTGGCATATCGGTAGCATCGAGCCATAAAAACTCTGTGTCGCGTTTGCAACCATTACATTTGAACCTAGTTGGATTCGTCATAATTGATCAATTCGTGGCATTTGAAACATGTGCCATCCTTAAAGATTCGGTCATCATCGCATACCTCGCACTTGACAATCGATTCCTCTAAATGCACACCATTATCATCCATTACAACCTGTAATCCTTTGCCATTAATAAATGCTATGTATCCCATTACTCAACCCCCTCAAAGAACCATTTGCCATTCGCTGTCATCTTTGCCCATTTAGCGTGCTCAGTAACTTTACCTTTGCAAACATATCCATAATAAGGCTTACCTGTTTTAGATATGCCTTGCTTAAGAATATGACCATGTTCGCATGCTGGTGGCTCATTAGGCGTTGATGCACCAATAGAGTCCACAACTTCAGCAACAGACCAAGCCTGCGGATCATCTTGTTTATTTTCAACAGCAAATGAAGCTCTTAAAGCATCCTCAACAGCTGCTGATTTTGAACCTGGTGATCCGTAACGCCTTTCCTGTAATTTCTTTTCGTATTGATTTGGCTCTGACTTAACTTCAACCTTTTGCATATCATCTTTAGTTGCGGTTTTATCAGATCCCTTAAGTAAGATTATTGCCCTTCCAAGTGCGGAAGTAGCTGTATCCTCAACATAAAACTTTTTCATGTTAGGGATATAAGTTTCTCTTGATCCAAACGCTATGTTAGAAACAGCCGGACAATTATCTGAACTATCTCTCCATAGAGTTGCTTGGATCAAAATGTAACCCTCTTTTGGATCATGGCTGATAACTGATATATCAGATCGACCCAACGGAAAATTACTTATAAACCATTTATTCAAAGTAGCCACATCCTCATACTCATTTAGGTTGAAAGCCATTATTTACTCCTTACATTCAAAATCTTGGTCTTGGACTGCTTCGAGGACTGTCCTATAGAGAGCTCCATAGGCGATAAAGTCTTTAACTGAGTCGTAATGATCTGGAGTTTCAGTAAGCCTAGAAACCTTGACCAACGCCATACATAAAGCAGCTTGGTGTGGTGTGATTGGGAAATCAAGATATGCACTCCACAATCCTGCGATTCTTTTGTGATTGTAGTACGGATGTCCATAGACACTTCCGCGCTCTTGGATCGTAGTAATGACTTCATTTAGTAGATCCTCAGTTTTTGTCATAATCAAACACCTGATCCAACTTCATGGCTTGGACTTTCGCTTGATGTTCCAAGCAAGATTTCCAACCAGCTGATCTACCAGCCCAATAACCATTTTGATATTGCTTATCTAAACGCCATTCATCAATAAAGTAAAAAATCATTCCAGCGATACCTGCCAGAATCATCCAATAAACTGCTGTTTCAAATGTCATTTCGTTGCCCACTCCCTTATTATTTTTGGCACAACAACAGGCTCTCTGTCGTCTATAACTGTATAGGTAGCACCTGACGGATGAATTGATGGAGCTGCTGCAACATAACCCTTCCATTTGATATCGATGCCTTCAAATAACTTACCCTTAAATACATCAACTTTATTAGCTTTGTAATATAAGTGAAGTCCATCTCCAGTTTGAACTGTGTATGTTGGCTCAAACTCTGGCAATAACTCGCCACCATTTCTGTAATCAATATCAAAAACAACTAAGCCAGACTGATATCCGGCAATTCCGATGTTGATGTTATTGTCATAATCAAACCAAAAGTTAATTAGTTTCTGGTCTGTTGTAGCTGATAAATAAGCTCTTTGGCATAAATCAAAGTGTGGATCTTTTTTCTTAGGCAATAATGGCATTACAGCCCATCCACGATCTGCATATTCCAAAGCAGCTTGTCTGCTGTTTGTTGCTAGTTTCATGTCGCTCCCTACATGTAGCACAATTTGTGCCTTGCATGTAGTGTTGCCTAAATCAAGGTTATTTGGTAGGTCGTTTACGGCGTGTTTTATAACGATTAGATAACGCTAATATCCTCAAAATCGTCGATATGGTCATCAATCGTCCTATCCCGATAATCGGTTTCACGCCCCATAAGTCCTTCTATTGTAGGTAAATGATCCATCATGGTTAACTGGAATCAACTCTACTTGATGGCCTTTTTTGCCAAAACTTAGGACTGTAAAGCCCATATTCCAGTCGGCTGAATTATATTTTAGATAACTTGCCTTTCGCATGTCCATGAGATGACCGGCTTCTATACCCCAAATCGTTGAATAACGGCCGTTTAAGCCAGTTTGGTGTCGGACTGCACCCTGCCTATGCGAGTGCCCACAAACTACGCTATTAGCCCATTTCTTGGCCAAATTAAGGCCTGTTATACCTGCATGCTTGGACATGTTGCCTTCGTCGCCATGAGCCAAGTACCAGCCTTTTTCAAACTCGTATGCTCTCTTATGGAATCGTATTCCTAAACTGCTAAAATCCATGAATTTGTCATAAGCTAATTCAGGCAATCCAATAAGGGATGGCGCACCTTTTAACAAAGTCTGATAAATGCGATCTGTGTGATTTGATCTAACAATATCGGTCGTGCCTAAATCGTAAAGAATTTCTTGGCCTAACTTGCGTTCCTCGTCAAGTGTTTCGGCAAACTCTAACTTCGTGCCTTTTGCCCAACGCGACTGACTGCCGAGATCCATTTCATCTCCGACATTTAATACATAATCAAATTTCTCATGCCTAGCCATCTTAATTAGGTTGGAGACAGCTCTTGAATGGTGTAGCGGAATTTGTAAATCTGGCGTTATTAAATACCTGCGGTTGGCTTTAATCGTCATCCTCATCGTCAGTTGGATCTATGAAAGGAATTATCCCGCCATCGCCTACAATCCAATCAGGGAATGTTTTATGTTCAGTCATAAGCCAAAAAGCATGTTCAGGCGTAAATCCTGCTTTTCTAGCTGCTTTGTAGCATTCGTGTAAAGCCATGTAATGTTGATCGATTTTACTTAATGGCTCAGGAGTGTGGCGAACTACTCTCCGATTAACCTTTTTTCGTGGTGTGCGTTTTCGTGTGTTCGCCATAATTAAATTATGACTTGCTAATTAGTAGAAACAAATCATCGACACGCTTTTCAAGTCGATTTAATTGATCTTTCATAGATGACCCTGAGTTGGGCTTTAATTCTGAAAGGTACGACTTAATAACCCAACGCAGAGCCACTAATAAACTTGTTGCAATTGCGCAGACGCCAACGCCAAAGGCGACCCATTCGTTTGGTGTCATGCGTCATTCGATCCGATGCCATATTCTCCCTCTGACTTATCAAGTGCTTTTGCTGCTGGTCCTGCTAAAGCTGCAATAATTACTGAAACAGCAGGATCTAATCC